CTATTGCTAACTTGTCACTCCCAATCTTTTAATACCTCCATGAAATTAATAAACCACGAATGAAGGTAAAGAAATGAAAAAATTATTCTCATTATTGATGTTGATTCCAGTTCTTATGTGGGCACAAGATCCACCAGCTCCAAAAAAGCAATATGTTGGAGTCAATGTTGGAACAGACTATTGTTTTCTTACTAATAAATCTAATTCTGGTCTTAAAGTTGGTATCAAAGCAGGGATGACCTATGGCTATTATTTTGATTCAGGATTTAGAGGGGAATTAGAAGTTAGCTATCGTAAGAATTCTTTTAGAACAAAGTATAATTCTAAAAAAGATGATGCTCTTGTCTCTAAAGAATATAATGGAATGCATTCCTGGGCATATCTTGGAAACATGTTCTATGATCTGAAGCAATTAACTTATCAACAGATTGTACCATATGTTGGTATTGGTGTTGGTTATGGTCAATTTACTGATAAAATCAAATATAAATCTAATGATAAAGTAAATGTTGAAAAGCAAAGAGATGATCGTTTCGTTTATCAAGGAATTGCAGGTGCTAGATATGCAATCAATGAAAACGTCTTTGCTGCTTTAGAATACAAATATTTTTGTGGTAAAGCTCATGCTAAAGATCATTCAATTGCATTATCTTTAATTAGAAATTTTTAATGGCTCGCGGCATGCCATATTGATGCCGCAATATGAACATAATGAACTTTATTATTGGATTAATCATGGATAAGAAAATCAAGAAGGTCCTTTCAAAAGAAAAGGGCGCTGTTAAAGAGACTAAAGAATTATTGAAGATGGATATTAAGCAAAATAAGAAAATCGATAAGATGAAAAAAGGGAAATGATAATGAAAATTAAAACAGCTCATCGTAAGCAAAAAGATATGAAAAAGAAATAATATCTTAAATATATCTATAAGGCATTTATGAAAGAATTTTTTAAGTTTTTACTTTTGTTTGGCTGCTTAATTTTTATGATCCTTCTCGCTTATATGGCATGTTGTTCATGTACTGTTCTAGATAAAGATCAGAATGAGATTAGAAAAATAGAACATGATGCAGTGGATTATGAATTAGATAGAATTGAAAGAACAACTCATGAAGGAATGCCTCCACAAAAAAGGGTAAATATTATAAAAATGAAAATGCCAAAAGCTCAATACAAGTCGATTAATGAACTGTAGTGAGATTACTGTTACTGTTAAAGATGATGAGAAATCATTAAAATATAAATACTTGATCTATGAGAAGTACTCTGTAGATTCTGAAGATCCTATCATCAAAGATTGCGTAGACAAAGCAGTTAAAAACTTTGATGGGGAACCAACTGATGTTAACGTTAGAATTCACCTAGAGATTGAATGATATGGCTCTATTAGAAAAAGCTGGAAGACCTCTAAAAGAAATAGATTGGAAAAGAGTTGATGAGCTTTTAGAAGCTGGTTGTTCTGGTCAAGAAATTGCACCCCATTTTGATATTCATCCTGATACTTTATATGATCGAGTACAAGCTAAATTTGGTATAACCTTTTCCGAATACTCCTCCAAATTCGCTAAAAAGGGTGAATCTAGTTTAAGAGAAGTGCAGTATAAGAAAGCCTTAAAAGGCGATAACATGATGCTTGTATGGCTTGGGAAGAACCGATTGAAGCAAAGAGATACTCCGCAAGAAATAGAAGTTTCAAGTGAAACGATTACTCAATTTAAAGACATCATGAATCAAATATCGTCTGTCCAATCTCCTAAAGCTAAAATCTCTGAGATGAGTAATAAAGCAGAAGAAAAATCATAATGATTGATGGGTAACATCATTGCATGTTGAGGAAGATTTTCATAAGACTTGATCATATCTTTAAGCATGGAAATCATTTCTTTCTTATTCGGTTTATCTTTTTTATTTTCATCGGATGATTCTTTGAACTTAACTACAACTTCATTTCCTTCATCATCCACTCTAAAGAAATTAAACCAATTATTAGCTCTAGCTTTAAGTGAATCTAATCCACCATCAATGGATATTTCTCCACATTTACAAGTAACGTAATCGGTAGCATGGAAAGATTCGATAATTTCATTACAAAGTTTGCATTTTGCTCTATTTCTCATGCTTATATCCTTTATCAAACAGAATTTTAATTTGTCTCTGTAAAAGTGTGGTTTTTGTGGTATAAAGTATCGCTTACATAGTATCTAATCAAGGAAAAATAATGTCTGAATCTCTTCCTTTAGCTCCCAAACAAGTTGAATTCATTGTCAATAGCACAAGACATTGGAATATTGCTCATGGGGCTGTTCGAACTGGTAAAACTGTAGGGAGTCTATTCCGCTTTATGCAAGCTGTCTATGAATGCCCAGATAGTCAAATCTTCATGGTTGGACACTCTTCTGATACTATTTATCAAAATGCTATCAGATTGATACTAGAAAGCGATCAGTTAGCTTTATTTCGTCCATTTTGTGTCTGGTATGCTGGAAAAAGACAACTTAAGTTCATGGATAAGACTATTCAGACTTTAGGAGCCAAAGATGAAGGAGCTATTGGTAACTTTCAAGGGAAGACATTCTCTTTGGTTTATTGTGATGAGATGACATTATATCCCGATTCTATCATCGACATGATTGATACTCGTCTATCAAAGAAGCATAGCATGGGATTTGCAACGATGAACCCGAGCTATCCCACTCATAAGATTAAGAAATGGATAGATCTTCATGAAGCTGGAGATCCTAATTACTATGCATTACACTTTAATCTTGATGATAACCCTTATGTTGATGAAGGGTATAAGGAAAGGATTAGAAATAGTTTATCGGGAATCTTTTACAAAAGGAATTATCTTGGGCTTTGGTGTTTGGCTGAAGGTTCTATCTTCGATTTTTTTGATCGTAATGTACATGTGCTCGATCGGCCTCCTTGTGCTGCTGAATACTGGATTGCGGGTATTGATTATGGGACAGTTAATCCTTTCGTCTGTTTATTGGTGGGTGTATCCACTGGTAAATACACGCAGACAGGAAAACGAATGTGGGTTGAAAAAGAATATTTCTGGGATCCCAAGTCTAAAGGAAGACAGAAAGTAAATAGTGAGTTTGCCGATGATGTTAAAGAGTTTCTTGAGCCTTATAATGTTAAGAATATCTATATCGATCCATCTGCTGAACAATTTCAATTGGAACTTCGTCGAAGAGGTTTACATGCTATTCATGCGAATAATGATGTAGAAAATGGTATTCAGACGATGACGAGTGAAATGAAGAGTGGTAATCTCTTTGTTTTGAAGGATTGTCCGAATACGATTCGAGAGATAGAAAGCTACGTTTGGGATAATAAAGCAGCCGAACGAGGATGGGATGAGCCTATCAAGAAGGATGATCACTGCTGTGATGCATTAAGATATATCTTAGCTACGCATAAAGTTAGCACCTATAATCCATACTCAAAAGATGATAATCAGGGATTTGGAGGACCGAGAAACAAATATGATCCTACCTCAAGATTCATTAAGTAAACGCCTTATTGATTGAATAATCATCTTGATGTATCTTCTTATGTAAGAAACACATAAGACAATCGGAGGCGTTTACGTCTTTCTATTTTCCTCCCTGGAATAACGCTCTCGAGCCCTCACAGGGGAATACCAGACAATGGTTAGATAATCTCTACTCTAAGTTTCAACCTATAGAACAGGCACGATGGAATCAATCCAACATCGATACCCTTTTTTATGCAGGTTCTCAAACTTTCGTTAATCGCTATTTTAACTTTTCTCCAACGACTTCTTATCAGCAATATTATTTCAATTTGATCCAGCAGCCGATTAACATGATCACTGGATATGAAAGGCAGCATCGTAAGAATTTTAGCTATGTTCCAACTGAAGGAGCTGATCCTAAAACAACTGATCAATACACCAAATTGATTACAACAGTAGCTAATAAAGGATCTATTCATGAGCAGAAATCAAAAGCGAAGGAATTATCCGCTATATCTGGAATGGTTCTATTACAGCCTTATTTAGATTATCAAGGAGATGACCAAGCTCAAGGTGAGATAAAGCTAAAGGTTTGGGAATACAATAGCTTCCTCGTTGATCCTTATTTCAGATCTCCTGATATGTCCGATGCTCAATTCATTTGGTGTCAAGAATACATTTCTAAGAAAGAAGCTGAAAGTCGATTCCCTGATAAAATTTCTCAAATTATGCCAATGGCTGGAACTCCTCAGCGTTATGGAAGTTTCTATTTCCTTCCAGAGAACTACAATATGGCTCGCAATGATCTGATGGTATTGAGCTATGTATGGTATAAGTGGAAGAAAAAGAAGAAGCGTCTTTATAGTCATAAAAGAAATCAATTCTTTGACTTTGCAGGTGGTGAAGAGCAACTAGATCAAATTCTCTATGCTATCGATGATTTAGAACCTGTTACTGTAGAAGTTCCTTGTTGGAAACTGGCTGTCGTTCTTAATGAACAATTGATGTTTCAAGGTGATAATCCATTAGGTTTTGATGGATGCCCATTCGTTCCCTATTATTGGAACTATGAGCCTCACATCAACTATTATGATCTAAGAGTGCGTTCACTTGTTCATTAAGAACGACA